TGCTGACATGAACTATGAACTAACCGATGTAATGACTGAGTTTAGGCCGGAGCATGAGCGCATGTTGTGGGGCTTGGGATTGGCGGGAAATGCGTTTAAAAAGGTGTACTTTGACCCCAACCTGGACCGCCAGACATCTATTTTTGTTACGGCTGAAGACCTCGTGGTCCCATACGGCGCGTCAGACTTACAAACGGCTGAGCGTATTACCCATGTTATGCGTAAAACAGAAAATGAACTACGCAAACTACAGGTTGCCGGCTTTTATGCTGACATAGATTTGGGTGAGCCAGACAATATCTTGGATGAAGTAGAGAAAAAGATTGCCGAGAAGATGGGATTTCGCGCTCAGACGGATGACCGCTTCAAAATCCTTGAGATGAACGTAAATTTGGACCTTGAAGGGTACGAAGATACAGACAAACATGGGGAAGAAACAGGAATTGCCCTGCCTTATATTGTTACGATTGAAAAAGGCAGCAGCAAGTGTCTGGCCATCCGCCGTAATTGGAATAAAGACGATAAATTAAAGTCAAAAAGACAGCATTTTGTCCATTACGGCTACGTTCCCGGCTTTGGCTTCTACTGTTTTGGCCTTATTCACCTTATTGGTGCTTTTGCCAAGTCTGGTACCTCTATTCTTCGTCAATTAGTAGATGCAGGTACCCTGGCAAACCTTCCCGGAGGTTTTAAAACACGCGGGCTTCGTGTTAAGGGTGACGATACACCTATCGGACCAGCTGAGTGGAGGGATGTTGACGTACCCAGCGGGACTATTGCTGAGAACATCATGGCTCTTCCCTACAAGGAGCCAAGTCAAGTGTTGGCAATGCTTCTTGACAAGATCGTAGAAGAGGGACGTAAGTTTGCCTCTGCTGCTGATATCCAAGTTGCAGACATGTCGGCCAACTCTCCCGTTGGTACTACGCTGGCTATCCTTGAGCGCACACTAAAAGTAATGACTGCCGTCCAGGCGCGCATTCACTACTCATTCAAACAAGAGTTGGTACTGTTACGCGACATCATTCGTGATTACACACCTTCTGAGTACAACTATGAACCAGAAGAAGGTTCACCCAAAGCCAAAAAGTCTGACTACGATTTAGTAACAGTTATCCCTGTCTCTGATCCTAACGCCGCAACGATGGCGCAAAAGATTGTGCAGTACCAGGCGGTTATTCAATTGGCTCAAATGGCTCCTCAGATCTATGACCTACCACAACTGCACCGCCAGATGCTAGATGTGTTGGGAATTAAGAATGCGGAGAAGCTAGTTCCACTACCTGATGATGAAATGCCTGTAGACCCAATTAGCGAGAACATGAACGCTCTAAATGGTAAACCTCTAAAAGCGTTTATCACCCAAGACCAGCAGGCTCATATTGCAGCGCACCAAATGTTCATGCAAGATCCCCTTGTGATGAAAACCATTGGGCAAAACCCACAAGCAAACATGATCATGGCCGCGTTACAAGCACACATTGCAGATCACCTTGGCTTCTACTATCGCACAATGATTGAGAAGCAAATGGGCGTACCAATGCCACCGCCTAACGAGCATCTTCCCGATGATGTTGAAGTCCAACTTTCACGGCTGGTTGCCCAAGCAAGCGCACAAGTTATGCAGGCCAATACAGCACAAGCCCAACAAGCCCAGGCTCAACAATTGGCGCAAGATCCACTTATCCAAATGCAACAACAAGAGTTGCAGATCAAGGGTGCGGAGCAACAGCGCAAACAACAGAAAGACCAGATTGACACTCAGCTAAAAACTAGCCAGCAGCAGATTGAACGAGAGCGTATCCAAACTCAAAAAGAAGTGGACATGACCAGGATTCAAACAGACTTTGTAAAGTCCCAAAAAGAGCTGGATGCACATAATGAGATTGAGCGCCAGCGCATATTAAGCAACCTTGTTGGACGTAACCAATGATTGATAACTACCTACAACATCTATCCAAAAAGATAGATGACAAAGTATCCCAACTCCAAATAGCTTTAGCGGATGGCAACGCTGGGGATTTTTCGGAGTACAAGAAAATGTGCGGCGAGGTTAAAGGTCTGCTTACCGCACGTTTATTTATCTCAGACCTACAAGAAAGATTGAAAACCAATGACGATGAGTAATTTAATTAAAGCCGTGGACTTGTCTCAGATAATGAACAAGGGCGCGGAACAAAAAGCCAAGCAGCTACCAAAGCCGTCCGGCTACCGCATTTTGTGCGCCATTCCAGAAGTGGAAAAAGAATATGAAAGTGAACTTGGATTGCTTAAATCTGATGAAGCTATTCGTAACGAAGAATTACTAACAACGGTATTGTTTGTCGTGGACTTAGGACCGGATTGCTACAAAGATGCAACCCGATTTCCCTCTGGCCCATACTGCAAAGTAGGCGACTTTATCCTGGTTAGACCACACGCAGGAACCCGGCTAATCATCCACGGCAAAGAGTTTCGTGTAATTAACGATGACTCTGTTGAGGGTGTAGTTGAAGATCCACGCGGTATCCGCCGCAAATAAGGAGCTAATATGTCTGATTTTAAATTTCCTGACGAGCAGGATAATGATCTTGATGATGAAATAATTGTTGAGGTAGAGGATAAAACTCCTGCTGAAGATCGCAATAAAACACCTTTGCCTGAAAAAATAAAAGAAGATCTTTATAACGATGAGCTAGAAGATTACTCTACAAAAGTAAAGAAAAAACTTCTTCAAATGAAGAAGCTTGCACATGACGAGCGTAGGGAAAAAGACACTGCTTTGCGTGAACAAGCTGAAACCGTTGAGTTTGCTAAAAGGTTAATGGATGAGAACAAAAGGCTCAAGTCCAACCTTAACAACAGTGAAAAAAATGTTCTTTATTCTGTTACTAAAACAGTGGAAATGGAGCTTGATTCTGCCAAGAAAGCTTACCGAGAAGCTTATGATTCTGGGGATACCGATAAGGTAATGGAGGCGCAAGAACGTCTTACGGAAGCAACATTAAAGATTGATAAAGTAAGAAATTTTCGCCCTCCAGCTGAAGAAACTGTTGAAAATGTGGTACAAACGCCTCAACCCCGTGCCCAACGGCCCCCGCCAGATCCGTCTGCTGTGGCTTGGCAACAGGAAAACCCTTGGTTTGGGGAAGATGAAGAGATGACCAGTTTGGCTTTGGGTCTTCACGAGAAGATGCAACGCGAAGGGGTTAGAGTTTCATCACAGGAGTATTACTCCAGGTTAAACAATACAATCCGCAAGCGGTTCCCAGAGAAATTTGAGGACGCAGAGGAACAAGAAGATCGGCCTAGCCGAAAAAGCTCGGTGGTTGCGCCAGCTACACGGACAACATCCGCAAAACGAGTTAGGTTAACCCCTGGTGAACTTAATTTGGCAAAGAAATTTAACTTAACACCGGAGCAATTTGCTGCGGAAAAAATCAAATTGGAGGCCGCAAATGGCTGAAAACAGAAAACCGCGTGAGCTTGAGGAACGATTGTTGACTGAGCGCCCAAAGCAGTGGGCACCGGCTGAATTACTTCCTGAACCAGACAAGCAACCTGGCTACAAATATCGGTGGGTGCGTGTTTCAACTTTGAATCAAGCAGATCCTCGCAATCTCTCGGCCAAACTCCGTGAGCATTGGGAGCCTGTTCCATTAGAAGAGCAACCCAGATTTAAACTGTTAGCTGATCCATCAAGTCGATATAAAGACAACATTGAGATTGGCGGGTTATTGCTTTGCAAGACTCCAGAGGAATTTGTTGACCAACGTAATACTTACTTTGCAAAACAAAATGTTGCTCAAATGGAGGCTGTAGACAATACTCTTATGCGTCAAAGCGATGCGCGGATGCCTCTCTTTAGGGAGAGTAAATCTTCAAGTAGCTTTGGAAAAGGTATTTAATTTTTAGGAGTCCTTAAATGGCTTATCCAACTGTCTCGGCAGCTTACGGTTACAAACCCGTAAACCTGATCGGCGGTCAGGTGTTTGCTGGATCAACCCGGAATCTACCGGTCCAGTACAACTACGGTACCGCTATGTACTATGGTGACCTAGTCACTCTATCGGCTGGTTATGTTGTGATTGCAACTTACCCTGTTAGCACAACCAACACTACTGTTGGCGTGTTTCTGGGATGCTATTACACAAACCCAACCACCAAGCAACGTCAATATGCTCAGTACTATCCTGGCAGCGTAACTGCTGGCGATATCACTGCAATCATTGGTGATGATCCTGACCAAGTAATCCGTTGTGCAGTTACTACTGGCGCTTCTGCTACTACCATTGGATCGGCTTCGTCGATTCTGGTTGGCGTGAATATGGCTGGTAACACTTTGACTGGTTCCGCTTCTACTGGCAACAGTTCAGGCGCAGTTGTTGCAGCTTCGGCTACGACTTCTGGTGGCGGTTTCCGTGTTCTCAATCTGGTTCCTGATACCCAAATCAGCACCTCCTCCACTTATGTGTCTGGCGGCGCTCCTGCGGCAACTTCGGTTGTTGTATCTGGCTTGACTGTTGGACAAGTACTGCCTGTTGGTACTGATGTGTTTAACTTGGTAAGTGGTCAACTGCAATTTACTGGCGCTACGCTAAGTGCTGCATCGACTGTAACTACCACTGGTAGCACGACTTTGACGGTTACTGCGGTTACGACCCAAGTTGCTGGCACTGTTGTGTTGGTTCAAAGCCCTGAAGTTCTGGTCAAGCTGAACTTTGGCGCTCACCGCTACTATGTAGCATAAGGAGTAACTTAAAATGGCTATTTCACGCGCACAGCTACTTAAAGAGTTGCTTCCTGGGCTTAACGCCTTGTTTGGTCTACAGTACAAAACCTACGAACAAGAACACACAGAAATCTACGAAACAGAGACTTCTGAGCGTTCTTTTGAAGAGGAAACAAAACTGTCTGGCTTCTCTGCTGCACCTGTTAAAAACGAGGGTTCTGCCATCGCTTATGACAATGCTCAAGAAGCTTGGACTGCTCGCTACAACCACGAAACCATCGCTTTGGGCTTCTCCCTGACGGAAGAGGCAATTGAAGACAATCTGTATGACAGCTTGTCCGCTCGTTACACCAAAGGTCTGGCTCGTGCTATGGCATACACCAAGCAGGTTAAAGCTGCTGCTGTACTAAATAACGGCTTCTCGGCTGCCTTTCCAGGCGGAGATGGCGTAGCGTTATTCAGCACTGCTCACCCGTTGGTGTCTGGTGCTACCAACAGCAACACTCCTTCTACCGCAGCTGACTTGAATGAGACTTCGTTGGAAAACGCAGTTATTCAAATCTCTCTGTGGACAGATGAGCGTGGCCTGTTGATTGCTTCCAAGCCAAAGAAGCTGATTGTTCCTCCTGCTCTGCAATTCGTTGCTACTCGTCTGTTGGAAACCGAACTCCGTGTCGGCACCACTGACAATGATATCAATGCTTTGAAGAACAACGGTTCGATCCCTGGCGGCTACTGCATCAACCACTTCTTGACCGACACGAACGGCTGGTACCTTACCACTGATGTTCCTAACGGCATGAAGCACTTTGTTCGCACTCCTTTGTCTACTGGCATGGACGGTGACTTTGATACTGGAAATGTCCGTTACAAAGCTCGTGAGCGCTACAGCTTCGGCTTTTCTGACCCTCTGGGAATGTTCGCCTCTCCAGGCGCTTCCTAAACCTTAGGGTTTGTTAAAGAGGGCTCCTTCGGGAGCCTTTTTTATTTGTGCAATTAACTAAAACTGTGATATATTGCAGCCATTCCGGGCTTTCCGGTGCATCAAACTGTCCCGGCAGACGACATACCGATTGATGCACTTCACTTGTATGTAAGGAATTATCATGGGATTCGCAACTCATCTCGGCCCGTGGCTGCTTGGCACTGTCCGAAACACAACTGGCACAACCGTTGGCACTATGGAGAACTGCGGAGCAACCGTTGTTTCTCAGACATTTAAAAAGAACTACACAGGTCAAGCCGCTTCGGCTACTACTGACACCGTTTGCGTGTTACCTGCTGGCGCTCAAATCCTTGACATCAACATTGATACCACTATTGCATTTACAGGCTCTACCGCAGCCAACGTAAGCATCGGTGATGGCACTACAGCCGCTTTGTACTGGGCCGCTACAGATGTGACCTCCGCTGGGCGTGCAGATATCAGCAATGCAGCAGCTAAATTGGGCGCATGGTGCGGTGCAGCATCCACTGCTTCCCCCACTGGCATCGGCATTGGCTCCACGGACGTTAAGATTATTGCCACCATGACCCCTACGGTTGCGGCAGTGACCGCTGGTACTGTGCAGTACACCATCGTCTACACGGTTGCCGACTCTACTGGTTTGCAATTCCCCGCGTCTGCTTAATTAATCTTAGGGGCCTTGGCCCCTGCTTTATAGGAGATTGATTATGATGCAGACAGACGTAAAAGCCGCGCACGTAGAAACCACGGGCACAGTAGTATCGGGACGTAATAGAGTTAAGGGTCTAATTGTTACGCCCGG